GGAGTGATTACGCCAAAGTTTTCTTTTAAGAGAGTTTTAATCTCTAGTTTCTTTTTATCTGTCATATTTTTAGAATGATACTCCAACGTGAATAGACGCTGAAGATATTGAATTATTAACTGCGGTTATGACTCTCACAATAACCCCTTCTCCATTACCTCCCGTAACAGAGGTGCTTAGACTAGCTCTCTTATAAGCGAAGTCTTCGTTGGCTGTAAGGTTGTTGTTGGTTCCATAGTCGGTCGCTAGGTCAACCACTGCTCCATCCCCTGGCACAAAAGCTGCGGCAGAATAAGTCCAGCCAGTTGTTTTGTGGTGCAGTAATTGAACATCTAATGCACTCTCACTAGCACCTCCATGGCCTGTTATTTCAAAGTCTGTGATAGTAAAGTTTCTATTACCAAAGTCTTCATATTTACAAAAACCATAATTAAAGGTAAAAGCACCAGATGACCCCGTTAGAGTATAGGTGACCTGTCCTAACCATTTTTTAGTTGTCTCGAAGTATTCGTCTGTTGAAGCGGCATCTGTGTCAGCCACTATAACCTCTGAGTCTGAATCATTCTTCACGCCCGCATCTGTGATTGAAACACCTGTTACAGTAAGAACTAAATCAGTTCCACCTGCGGCAGAGGCTACGCAAAAGGCATGAGCACCTTTAGCCTCACCTGCTGTGCCTAGTGTTTGAGTTACAGTCCCCCCAATTGTTAGAACCGCATGAGCGGCTGGAGCTTCGTAATAGCCACCGAAGTAATGAGTATCAGCATTACCAATATCACCTACTGTGTAGGATTTAAAGACAGTATTTGCTGCACTTCCTGGATTTAACATATTTTTATTATTAGTTGATTATTGTTCCCCCCAAAATGTAAGGAAAAGAGTATTTATTGTGGCAGTTGTGTCTGTGGCACTACTCTTCACGAATACATTAAGGTAATCACCCTTATCCAATTGAATAATTCTGGTTATAGAAACGTTGTCAATTTTACTAGCAGCAGCAAATGTGTGGGGAGTTTCCGCGCCTGTAACTAGTACTCCATTTTTATATAGACCATAAGTAATTGTACATGCCTTGTCTACTTCTAAATCACTAACGCCATTAAACAAAAAGGTTGAACCATCATTACCATTAAAGGTAAGAGTTCCATCAGCATTTAGTGACCAGTTATTAAGCATAGAATCAGTAAATGTTCCTGCCATCTGAACATAAGTGTCTGCCGTACCAGTAACCGTATTAGTAGGGGTTGATATAGCCATCTGCCCCCTTGATACACTTGTTTTAGGGTTTAGCATATATTATAGAGCCTTCTTACGTTGCTTGATTATAGCTGTATTAGTTGAGCCAGAGTAGATAACCTTAACTCTATAATACCTGTAATTACCATTATTAAATGAATTAGCAAAGGTAAGAGTTCCATTAGTTACTGCCCATGAATTAGTAGTCACGTTATTCTTATCATCATAACCATAAACCTGAATCCAGTCTCCTGAAGTAGTATCTTCATCATTCATCATTTCTACTGTCATAGTGACTGTACCATCAGCATCAATAAACTTACCTGAGAAGCTAAGGTCTTTATAGCCATCTATTGAGGCGCCAGTAGATGAAGGATAATAAACAGTAGCTGCTGATACGTTTGTAGTATCTACTAAAGGCTCAGCGACAATTTGACCACTAAGTGGTGCTATTTCTGCTGTTTTATCTGCGGTAGTTGACGGGTCATATGGTTTTCTTTGACCACTAACACCTACTTCATAGACATCTCCGCTTGCGAATGGAGTGCCTGCCCCTGCTATGGTAATTACGTCACTAGAGATAGTCATTGATACGCCGTTGATACCGTTCCAGTAATAATCAGCTACTCCTGCGCTTGTGGTTACTTTAACGTAAAGTAACTCAGCATTAGTGATGGTAAATGATGTGCCTGCTAGGGTTAGGGTAGTAGTTGAAGTGTAGGTAGCAGTAAAGTCGGCTGGACTCTTATACTCAGGTTCTACACCTCGAATTGAGCCAACTGTTAATCTTCCGTTGTCCTCTTCAGTTGCGTTACCACCAATTTTAACTATATCTACATCACTAGGTAGAGTTGAACTTCCACCTGAAGTTGTCATTGATACTTTATATCCTGCGGTATCTGATACGCCTGTAGTGGCTTTCTTTCCGTAGACTGTTCCAGTTCTATAATCAATGGCGTATTGTCCGTTAGTAAAGTTAGCCACAATAGCAGCTAGTTGACCTGTCCCAGTAGCATCGTCAGCAGCTTCTAGTACTTCCCATGGTAGAGCAACCTCTGTAGTGAGGATTGTCCCAGTAACGAAAGAGAATGAAGAGCTATTAGAGCTTCCTATTCTGCTTCCAATGTCGTCCAAGACTCCTCCTTGAGTTAGTTTAGCCTTCACAGCTACTCCAGCTACTTGGCCCGCATCAATAGTTAATACTCCTGAGTTGTAGTAATAAAGCTGAACAGTCTCACCAGTTATTGCTAACCAATGTTGACTATCAGACATATTATCCACTGGCATTGGAGTGAACTCTGATACATCTTTTTGTTTTTTTAGTAATCCATTATTTGGCATATAATTATTAGTTCATTTTCGAGGAGCCAAGCAATTGCTTACCCCCTGCTCCTCTGAAATAAACTACTTAAAATAAGTTATTCCTTGTTTCAAATCAGTAACTTCGATGACCTCTTTGCCATTAAGAATGACGGTTTTCTCTGTAATTAATACAGGTTCCACTTTCTTCTTAACGACTGGTTTTACAACCTTTGGCTTCTCGACTTTTTCAACAACCTTTTTAGGGGCTGCCTTTACTAATTTAGTTGTTTTTGCTTTCGGCATATATTTTATGCAGCAAATACTCTAGCACCTGGTTCTAAAGGTCTATACCTCACGAACCATTTAATGGTACCAGTATTATCAGCGGCAGTTTCTAACTCTATAACACCAGCATCTACGACTAATGAGCTAGCTTGCATTGTAACAGCACCAGAGGCGGTGTTAATTAACGCATCACCAACTGTTCCTGTAATAGTCATGAATGAAGCTGCGGCAGCGGCAGAAATATCTAAAGCTGCACACAAATCTACATCAGCACCTGCTGTAGGATTTATCTTCAATAGAGTAGCGTTTGCTTGTGTCTCGATAACTGTACCAACCTTACCAACAATCTCAATTAGCTCAACCAAACCAGTCACTGTAAATAGTGATTTGTCTGATGCAGCAGCGATTGCTGTATCGGGTGCATAAGCGGTCACAACACCATCTTTATCGGCATTGGATTGTACAATTCTAACTCCTTTAGTTTCTGCGGCTAAAAGCTCAGTAGCAGTTAAAGCAGCTTCGAATGCAGGTGAAACGACGATTACGTCTCCTCTATCAGCTACGCATAAAGCTAAAGCTGCAGTAAAGGTTGATAATCTTCGTAATACACTTGTGTCATCGGCAGTATATAAGTCATTAATACCTTGGAAATTTGCATCTCCAGCAGTAGCAACAACGAATACCTTACCAGTTGTGTATGGAATCCCAGCGGCTTGCGCTTGTCCATATCCTGAATTTAAGTTCATAGTTTTATGTAATTCTTATAGCCCACCACCGTCCTTTAGACATAGCTATAACAATATTTAGTTTTTAAGCAGTTGCATCACCGGAACTGAATACTACCCATTTAGGGTCAGTGATTTCGATACCGTAGGCAGCAGATGATTTAAACTTCCAGTCATCATTATCAAAGTCTTCACCGTTTCCTCCAGGTGTTGGAGAAATCATGTGAGGGTTCTCTGAGATTTCTAGAAGAGCATCTGTATGAGCCAAACTAGCTAACATCCAGTATTTAGCCTTAGTAGAGTCATAGTTTCCTAGGTTATTTGTTGCCAAATAAGGTAGTGAAATATGGCTATATTTAGACTTGTATACGTTAGTTACACCAGAATTAGAACTGGTAGGACTAGCTGTAGAGTTCAAGAACTCTAATACAGTATTCTCAGTGTTAGGGTCATCAGTAGTAATGATGGTGTCGGCTTTAATGACAACCTTGTTACCAGCTGAATCAATCATCTGACTTGAGAATAGTAATTCAGCAGCTTCTAGACCACCTCTTGAAAAGAGAGGGTTATTAGCTACACGATTACGGTAAGTTGTAGAAGAACCATTAACAGTATGAGCTGTGTAGAATAGTTGGAAGCCATCGCCCACTGTAGTGGCTACGGTCTCACCGTCTTGGTCTACATAACTTGTAGCGGTTCCAAAGGTAAATCTATGAGTTAGGTCTAAGTCCATTCGCTGAGCGGATGCTTCACCTAATCCATTCAAAACTCTTTGAATTTCACGGTACTTGTCGTAAGTTCTCATCTCCCAGGTAATAGTAGCCTGGAGACCAACACGGTATTTAGTCATTGTCTTACTGTAGTTTTGTGTTGGATTTTCTTGGAAGTAATTATCTCCCTCAGTTTTTCTCTTTGCGAATGTGAAACCATCCATTGAAGAGTGGTCTGTAATTAACAAAGAATTGTTACTGACATCGTAAAGTTGCTTGGATTTGAGCTCTACTCGCTCGTAACCCTTTCTCCACATAATGGTAGCATTCCGTACGAAGTCATTAAAAGTCTGTGTATTAATCTTCATATTGGTGAGTTATTTTATGTGGTAGCTACATCTACGACGTCATAAGTAGCGTTCAATACGAACCTACCCTTGGTGGAAGTGATGAACTTAGTGCAAACAACTACGTTTTTAGAAGTAGCTCCTTGGTTTACCAACAGTGCAGTTGATAAATCCATGTAAGTGCCTACTAAAGCAGCAGTTAAAGTACCAGTCACATCAGCTTCAAATTCACATTGCTTATCCATTGGAGTTTCAATGAGAATTGCGGCGGAAGTTGCAAAATCAGCATCAGTTGACGCTACATCTTCTAGACAAATACCTACGTGGTTTCCTGATGTTGAATCTGCTGGCAGGATGTACCCACTAACAGAGTAAACTAGAGACTGTTTGGTGAAAGTTGTTGAAGCTGTACGCGCAAATGACATGATTTTGGTTCGGCCTTTTACCCATTTTACTGACATATCGTTTTGTATGTACCTCTAGTCTTATAGGCGACTAGATTTAGCCTTAACTTCCTTTGCGTTTTACGGGTGTCTTCCCGAAAAGTAGTAATTTATTTACTAGGGTTATTTTCCCCGAAGGTTTGAGTATACGCTAACTCGTAGGTTATTGCCCTAATTAAAGGGCAATGTATCTCCGAACTAACCTTTATGTTCTTCTTCTATTTTCTTTAGTTGTTCCTTGGTCGTCTGTAGGAATCCGTCTTTGACTTCTATCCCGTTATACTGAACGAAACTGGAAGCGTCATATCCATTCTCTATCAAGTGCTGACAGTTAATGTTTGGGTCGCACCACATCTTCATTCTAGCGTACTTACAGAAATATAGGTCTTCGCCGTATTCCACTCGGTCGTCTTTATCCATTTCCATCTTAAACCATGGCTTGGGCACTCTTTCAAATACCTCTCGTTTTACCATCACGACTCCGAAACCGCATCCTTCAACAATAAATGGCTTATCTATTGGAAATCCACCTGCAATCTTGAATTTACCTGTCTTTTTATTCAACTTATGATAGACATGAGGTAAAAATGGTGGCTTCTTCCAAGTATATAGACCAGTTACTGCTTCTAGGTCATCTACTTCTTCAAAATGCTTTAACATTCTGACGATTGTATCTTCTGGGAACGTCATATCTGTGTCTAGAAACAGCAGATAATCAGCTCCTGCGTCCAAGGCTTGCATGACCAATAAATTCCTCATTGTGTCAATCCAGCCCTCATTTTGGACTATTATTGTTAATTCATACTTAAATTTAGTGTTCCAAGTATAGAACCTGCTAACTAGAGATAACAAACTTATAGTGAATGACTTATTAAAGGCTAAATAGCTATGTGGTATACAGATGGCTACTTTTTTCATACTATTTCTGTTCATCAGTTAGATTTTTGTCCCAATCTCCTATCCTTACATCAATTCCTTTAGTCTTGCCTAATAGATTGAGTCTTACCTGTTCCTCAACTCCTTTACATTTCTCTAGGAGTTTATTCAAGGAATAAGGAATCTCTTCTATTCGGACATCTAAATCTTTTATGAGTTCATATAGCTTGTCTACTACGTAGATAGCTCTTTCGTTTCTTCCTGTAGTGGCGTCAGATACGAATGGGGTTGCTGTTACTTCCAGCTCCCACCCTGTAATATCCCATACTTCAATGTTCTCTTCACCAGTGTCAGGATTAACTGACTCTACAAGCTTAACTCTCTGATAGCCTTCTTTACCGTCTTCAACATCTATGATTTTATGTCCCTGAAAATACAGGGTAGGACCTTTGATAGGCTCGTCCTTGAAGCCTTTTGGTTTTTTAGACATATTTTAAGCGTTTAAGAATTTAGTAGGGATTGTCATCTCCTTGTCGTCTGAGAATTTGACCTTAGCAATATCTCCGTTGTTTGTGATGAGCTCTACCCACACTCTGTCAGTAGATTTGGAGAAAGTAATGTAATTCACCTTTTCCTTTGTTCCATCTTCAAACACTAGAGTTTGCATGATGTTCTCATCCTCTGCTCTACGAGCGTCTGGATTGAAAGCATCATAGTCTAATGATTCCCAAGCAATGACCAGTTTACCGTTGTGTCTCTTGAGATAAGCTCTCTTGACATCTGCTGACTTTTGTCCTTCTTCCCATGAAGCAATCTTATTCTTACCAGCCATGTCTTCAAACATCTGAACCTTGTCTCTTAAAACCTGGTTATCAGCAATAAGCTTCTTAGCCCATTCTGGTACTGTTGGTTCTTTGGTCTTTGGGGTTTCAGCTTTAGGAGGGGTTGGAGGCTTAGGGTCACTCTTCTTATCAGCCTTAGGCGTTTCATTTGTTGTTTTTAAGTCTTCCATATTATTTGTCGTTAGTTATTTTAACTTCATTAGCGCCATACTTCTCAAAGTCTTCGTCACTGTGGCCAAAGTTCTCTGACCCCATCTTCTTTGTATCCTCAGATGGTTTGTTTTCGTCTTTGTGTTGGTATGGTTTGTATGAACCAGGTTTATTCCAGCCTTTTTGGATTGAGTTCTCTGCTGGTGCAGAAGGAGCAACAATCTTCTTGGCATCTTCAACAACCTTATAAAGATTGTCGATGGTTTTGTCCTGGTCGCCTGATAACTTTTCGACATAAGTTTTCATAGCTTCCTTGGTGTCTTTGTCATAGGATGACAACACCTTCTCAAGCTCAGCCTCATAAATAGTGTCTGAAACTACCTTCTTAGTGGTAGATTCGACTTCCTCTTTACTGAGACCTTCCTTCTTTTCCTCTTCAATTTCACCAGTTTCTTCATTGATAGTCTTCCCTGACTTCTTAAGCTCTGCTTTAAGCTTGTCGTTTGATTCTCTTAGTTTTTTAAAGTTCTGAAGAGCTTTGTCGCCCTTGTAAGATTCGAGAGCTTCTTCTTGCTCCTTCAACTTCTTGGACAGGTCTTCGTTCCCTTTAGCCTTATCCTGTAGGTTCTTCATCTCGTCCTCTGTTGGGACTTCGACTTCGTTACCTTCAGAATCGGTTAATGTTCTAGGCATATCTTTTTTAATTAGTACCACTTATATACGCTCCAATTGCAAGCTGGAGGATGCTGAGTCGTGGCTTATTAAACAGCGGTTTTCCCTAAATAGGTTCGTTTAGCTCTTCCTCGGTATATTCTTCCTTTGGCTCTTCTGGTTTCTGTATCGTCTCTAATCTTTCTTTGAATGCTATAATTGCGTTAATATTAGCCCTTAAAAACATGACCTTATCCATGTCCTGTGCATTCTTGGCTATCTCTTCGGTTAAATCTGCTATGTGGTGGTTGGCCTCATTAATGTAAGTCGGGTTTCTGAGTATGTTCTGAGCATTCTGAATATAGGTGTTCTTCTCTTCTCCCTTTAGCTCCATGTAGTCATACCAACCGACATCTCCTTCAAAGTATTGTCTGATTACTTCTTGAGCAGTAGGCTTCTCTCCTCCCCCTACAAACCGCTTAGCTTTAAGTCTGAGTATCTCATCGTCTCTTTCTTCTAGGTCTCTAGCGAATTTATAGTTTAGCCCTTCTGCTTTTAATAACTCCTCTTTTAGTTGTTTAATTATTCCAAACATATTACGCGTTAGCTAATGTATTAACTGTTGGCTTCTGTGGTGTTGGAGCAGCTGCTTGTGCTATATCACTGCCTTCTTGGGTTGGTGTTATTGGTGCTGGGGCAGCTTGTACTCCACCTGGTGCTTGCTTTTGGAAGAAGCCCTTGCTATCCCAGAGTGTTTCCCACTCCTCTACTGTTTGATTAGCATCGAATGGCCTTCCTGTAGTTTGTTGTAGTAATACAGCTTGATTTAGCTTCTCTGTGAATAACACCTTGTCTAACTCAGAGCTTTCCTTTGGTTTAGGAATGACTCTGACATACCAAGCTAAAGGTATTTCTCTTAGCTTCTTGGTGTTAATCACTCTAACACGTGTGCTTTCACCCTTTTCTTTCTGTGCTTCCTCGAATTGGAACACCTCACTGGCTTCGTCCTCACTTAGCTCACGGTCTAAGAACTGTACTATCTTCTTGCCTTTTTCCTTATTCTCAAGTGTGGCGTTATCTATTGAAAATGACTTGAACTTATTCTCTACTCTGCCTGCGATAACTCTCTTGCCTTCTGATTTGGTTAGATTCTGTAATACATTGTAGATTCTCATAAATGAAGCCTCTCTTTTGTATCTTGCTACTCCTAATACGGATAGTCCAAGGAACTTAATGGCTTCTTTTTGTTCTTTAATTTCTGCCGTAGCAGTGGATGGTTGCTTTGATAAAGCGTCTTCTTCCTTCTGGCCTAGGAATCTGTCTGTTTCAGCCTCTAAGAGTTTAAGCATAGTGACTTCTGAATTGGTCAATCCTGTGTTACCAGGGTTTAACAATGAAAAGCTCTCTTTGTCCAGTCCCTGAGAGATGCTTCCAGCTGCCCAGATGTCTCTACCATATATCTTACCTCTAGTTACTCCCATTGGTGGCCTGATTGATTGTCTCCACTTATTTATAACATTAACGAATGACTCGTCTCTTAATGCCTGAATGGTCTTAGCTGATGAGATGGGTGGTTTGCCATAACACATTCCAGGAATAGGCTTAACAACAATCATCTTGATGTTATATCCGTCCCAATCCCATGGTAATGGGTTATCTCCTGGTTCAAACATTAACACTCCATTAATCATTACTTGATATTCATTATCAGGAAATGACATGTAGTGAATTACCTCTACTTCGTTCTTATTTAACTGTCCCATTCTATATTCAAATGACCTATTGCTGTCGTTTTGTGACATTCCAGGCTCTACATACTGCCAGTTCTCATTGCCTCCCCATGTTTGTTCAGCCACGAAGTAGTCCATTGTCTCAGTCTTTACGATGAAAGGTTGCTCGTCGAACTTATAGGCTGGAAGGGTGTAATCACCCATATACATGTTAAGTCCAGGGATTAGTCTCTTCTCACAGGCCTTAAATCGCCCTGTTTTCATCTGTTTGTCAACATAAATCTCTTCAAAGAACAAGGCTCTTTGTCCTATTAATTCGTAAATGAACTCAATTTCCTTATCTTCATCACGTTCAATCTCATTAGTTCTAAATAACAGGTCAGTAAAGTCTCGGCCCAGTTCAACGTGTTCCATATCTCCTTTATCAAAGGCTCTCACCTCGGGGGTGAAGTTAAATGATAGGAGTTCAATCACAATCTTCTCAATGCCCTTCTCCATTACACCAGTATTAACTCTAACATCGTCTGGGTTCTTCTTACGCCTTAGATATGAAATGATAGCCCTACGATTAGCAATGTAATCGTTATCGTACTTCATGTCATTGAACTGTTCAAAGATTGAATTACGTCTTACTTTGGCATCATTAAACCTCTCTGTGTAGAAATTATAAGCATTTTGCTCGGATTCACTCCTAACATAAGGGTTATTCTTTTCATTTAACTCCTCTTGGTTTAAATACCCTTGAGATTCGTTAGTTGAGTTTGTGTCTTTCATATTTATCTTAAGTTATAGCCAAAATACTCACTGCTATCACAGTACTTGATTCTTTCTACTTGTTGGTTGGTTGTCACTTGGCAATTGCCAGGTCTCTCAATGATGTCTCTAAGTTGGACATTGAAGCCATAAATACATTCTCCCCATGGAGAGTAGACAACTTCTTGACACCAATAGTTAGGTGATAACCAAGGCATGTAGCTTGATTGTTGTACTGGTGCCGCCTTAACAGCTGTTAGTCCTAATGCTGACAGCATGACGATGACCAGTATTAATAATGTTTTTCTCATATTTTTATTTGTTATTTATGCTACTCCCAGGATTCGAACCTGGAATCTCAGGACAATGTCTCTTTTGCCTTGGCTCTGTCTGACTTTACCAATTAAGCTAGAGTAGCGTTAATGTTGTTTTAATTTATATTTTACTGCTTCCCAGAGAACATCAATTAATTCATTGCTAGAAATATTATTTGAAAATCCATCCTTTAAACTTAACATCCAGTCCTTGTAATCGCTAGCATATTTATCTTGTATTCTCATTAAAGAATCTAAATCATCCCCCAAGAACTCTATCATTTGACCGACAGTTGGAAGCGTTTTACAGTCTGGATTTAATTCTTTTACAGTATCAGTAAACCATCTTTTTCTTTCTACACTCAACTCATCCCATTGTTCTTTTGTTATTGATTGTTTCATAGTCATAATGTTAGTTATTTATATCGCCGCATAAGGGTCAAAGTCAGGGTCTTCCTGCTCTGGCTCCTGTGGCATTTGTTGATTCTTATGTGCATACAACGTTGCGGATACATCTACCTCTGTTCTCATCTGCCATGCAATAGCTAGAGCTATTACTCTGTCCCAATGAGCTGAGGCTTCATCATCAAACCTTACGTTTGCTATGTCGTTCTTATCGTAAGTCCTAAGTTCTTCTAACGTCGCTGAGTCTGGAATGTGGATTAACACTTCATCTACTGCTGTCTTAAGGTCTAATAGCATCTTAGGCTTGGAGGCCAGGTTGGTGTCCCATCCATGTCTTCCTCTCTTTCCGTTAGGGAGCATCATCTTATAGATATTCCCATAGACCTGTTTAAGGATGGCTATGGTGGCGTGTCCTGGGTTATTACGTTCACAACCTATAATAGCTGTCCCATATCTTGTTCCTAATCCTTTAAGTATGTGTCCAAAGGCGTCTGCTTCTATTCTATTGCTTTCGTAAACTGCTACTACCTTAGAGGCGGTGAAGTCTATCACTACTGCTGTGGAACTATCTTGTCCTACTCCTTCGGCTACATCTGCTCCTATCCCATAAGCGTGTCCTGGTATGTAATCGTTGTAAACCATCAAATCAGGTATGCCAGTGTCTCTAATCCCAGTCTCTCTCTCTTGTAGTGCTAACTGTTCATGGTCAAATAGCTTGAACCCTGATGATACGAATGCTTCCTCTGGTGTAGTGGGATACTCCTGTTGCAAGAGCTTGAAATCCTTAATCTCTAGTGATGTCCATGCTTGGTAGTAGTATGTTACCTCTCTATCAGTTAGGTTATGCTTCAATTGATACTCTCTGAAGTATTCAGGGTGCTTCATTTCTTCTATTGGGATATTCACCTTAATGTTGGACAGGTCTCTTTCGTCCCACCTCCATGAGTAGAAGTGAGCTTTAAACTCTTTAGGGTTCTGTGGCTTACCACGACTCCAGGCCTGCCAAAACATATCATGGAAGATTCCTATTTCACCTTCAGCTGTAGACTCAATGTCTACTCTAGCGTTATACGGTGCTGATGGAATAGTACCTGATACTATTTCTTTGGCTTTCGCAGGAAACTTAGCTGCTATCTTCCCCAGCTCTGAGATATGGATTCTCTGCCAAGTCCCTGCACGGCCTGACCCCTTAACTAGAATTTTACTTGATTGCTTGTTACCGAAGTCAAACTTTAAGGTATTGGCATTCTTAGCGTCTACTGTGTAGAGGACTCTTAGCTCATCGGCTAAGTTGTTCCATGCTAATAACACCTTGTCATCAAATACCTCTGTGGCTGTGGGTTCATCGTAGTTAATCATTAATGCTCCGAAGTTAGGATTGAATAGTGTATCGTCTAACATGTCTATTGCTTCGTAGGTAGTAAACCCTAACTGTCTAGATTTAAGGATAATGTTACGTGTATGCTTATTCTTATTAAAATGTGCCTGGGCTTTGTTCATCTTGAATATGACCATCTCGCCCTCTTTATTTTTAATCTTATAAAGGTTATCTAATCTCCATTCTTTATTCAGCAGGTTCTTCCCCATCTCCTTCTGCTCTTTGTTCAGTTGTATCTCCATTTTGTTTTAACTTATCTAGTAAACCACTAATGGTTAGGTCTCCCTCTACTTTCATATTCTGTTTAGGCATTCCATCTATGTATCTGAGTACTTCTTGCAAGGCTTTGATGTTGCCTTTCTTTATTGCCATCTCTAATAATGTCTCAATGACTTGAACTCCTCTAGTCTTCCCGCCTTCGTCTATCGCTTCTCTAAGCTTTTCTTTTAATATCGGTATGAAACTATAACTACCTCTATTCTTTCCTGTTCTATTTATGTTTGGGTCGCCTTTAGTAAATGGCATATTGGTTAATATTGCTTTATCTGTCTATATTTTACAAATTATCTATTTTGTGTTGTCGGCTACAACATTTTTATTCTCCCTACTATTTCCATTGTTTCAGTGATATCTCTTTCGCTAGACAGGGCTTCTTCTAGATTATATTTCATATCTTTAAGTGTGTTCTTAATCCATTCTTCTTTTGTCCTCCCTGTAGACTTTAGAAGTTTCTCTACTTCTTTCTTATAGACTGTTAGCTTGTACGATGTTATTGGCTTACTCATATAATTGTTGTTTGTTATGTTATCTATAAATTACCCTGTAGGTGTTCTCTGTTTTGGTTTCTTTGTTTATTGTTTCTTTCATTTCTCTTATGGCTTTGTCTATCCATCTGCCGTCTACCATCTTGTCTTCAAATGGTAATACTCCTGTAGCAAATCCTTTACTCTTAACGCTTCCCTTTATGAAGTAGGCTCCATCTTTTTGTTTGACGACATAAATTGTTCTATCTTCCATATATTTCTAAATAAAAAGACTAACTATCTGTTAGCCATAATTGTTTATTATATTAAATTGTGTCTCTTAGCAAATTGGTCCTATCATATAAATTCCTCTAGGTACTTAATTGGGTCTTCTTCTAATACCATTTGTTGGAGGTGGTACATCCATTCTTCGCAATATATTATATGGTTATCGTCTGTGCATTCTGATTCAAAGTCGCATTTATCATTTTCACACTTTATAAATCCTGCATACTCATCGCCATAGCCATTCAACTTGGTGCCTCCACAAAACTGGCATACTCTCATTTGACCCCAAAATGCTTTAGCGAAGTCGTGTGAGAAGATAATCTGATAAACTATGTTTTCGTCATTATAATCTATTTCGTAATACTCGCCCCAAGAAAGTTCTGTTATTGCATAGTCAGATTCAACGATAATATTTCCATTATTCTCATTTCTTTTCCATCCATTCTTAACAGCCTTCTCAATGGCTTTTTTTAATATTTGTTCGTTTGTCATATTGTTATTGTTTAATCTCCTATCCCACCAACATGAAATAGCATGTTAGTGAGTCTTATGCGTGCATCAGTTCTCGCTGATGGGGCAGGAGACTATTCATCACAGTCACAAGGGACTGTTTTACATTGTTCGCAGATTTTAGTCATATGTTTATAAATTCTGTTTCCTTCTTACCGCAAGCAGTACATTCCCTTTTTATTACCCTAAATGGTTGGGTCACAAAAGAGGCATAATCCTTTTCCTCTACTATTTCTAAGCTATGTTCACCCTTTAAGCGTTTACAAGGATACTTCTTCTTAGCTCTTCTTCTGCCAACTGTCTCTTCTGGTAGTGATTGGTCTTCTTTCTTCATCCTTTGCATGTTGGCCCATAGCTTTGCCCCGCTCCATTTTATTTGAAGGTTTACCTTGCGTTTGTGTTTTTGCCTGTTTTTATATTTCATATTAGGCTGCTGTTGTATTAATTGTTAGCGGTGCCTCTGTGCGGTGAGAAGGGCTAGCCAGGCATCTCCTTCTGTTCTCTTTAGCCTTTAAAGTTCTAGGCAGTTTATATTAATCTTCTGATTATTCCTGTTAGGGTGTCGGTTAGCCTTTCTCTCTCATCTTCAATCTCTTGCTTTCCTACGTATCTAGTGACTGCTTTGGCATATAGTGGGTCAGTAATCATGTGTAAAAGTTCATGTAATACTACGTCTGCTCTTAGCTCTCCAATTTTCCAGTCAAGATAGGCGTTGTTGTTAAATCCTATTGTCGTGTCGATGTAAGGATAGTTAAATTTTACATCTAGATAGCCAATATCTTGTTTTTCAACAACTTTTATCTCATATATCTCTAGCCCCAGAATTGGCTTGAGACGCTCTATTTCCTTTTTAATCCACTTAATAAAGTCTCTTTTAGTCTTGTTCTTCATAATTGTTATATTAATCTTATGTACTTACTCCCAACTGCTAGGTAGGCTTTTATGTGTCAAATAGCCGACGCACTAAACAAATGCTTACCTAGTGTCTAATTACGTCTGTTGAACACATATAACAGTTAGAAGAACAATTATGACTTCCCACTATAGTGTACTTATTAGTAAACTAACAGATGGGAGTAAATACAAAAAAACAGGTATTATAAAACCTGCTCAGTCTATTTTTTCTTTAATTTTAGTTAAATTTGTCATAGTCTTGTATTAAGCCAAAGACCAGCTATAGGTTCTTAACAAAACTTATTCAGAATTGCATTGAGAATTACCATGCTGGATTGATATGGCTTCCTGATTTTGAAATAAATTTCAAACATCAACTTCTTTGCTAACAACTAACATCGTGTTTTATCTTAGCTAATCCATGCAAACCTCTCGGTTCTTGCTCTGCCATCATCCTAACGGTTGACGCTCGGCTTATGCAATAGTTAATCCAGTTCTCAACTGGAGCAAGATGAGGTCTTTCAACCTCTGTATGCTTAAGGGAAGATGAGTTCCTTCTCCCCCGCACCGCATTATTCTTAGGCGGACTCAACAATGTTATGTGTTAACAAAAAAGGTTAAGCGCTTTCTTCCAAATTACCGAGGGAAAAACATCCCTCCATTTCTCGTAGAAAGGTTTAAGACATCTTCTCTCATGTAATCCAGAAAAGAGTTCTCAACCTTTTCTAAAGTTATCAACAGCCTTCTTATTACTGTACTATAATCTTATCAAAAAAATTACCACCTGTCAAGAGTATAGAAAGCCTATTTTTACTGGGCTTCTTACCTCTTGACTTTTTGGAAAGCATTTGTTAAGCTTCTTTTATAGTTTTTAAATCAATAAATCTATTAATAATATGCCGGCTAAAGCACACGACCACCACTTAAAAAGCAGAAAATCCTTAACTACTAAAAATAGTTCGGCACTTGGTCGTGTTACTATTCTAGGTAGTTAAGGGTTTTTTGTTTTTTATTATATAATATGAAAGAAACATACTACTTCAGCCACGATTATAATGCCATTCAAGACCCTAAAATGATGAGTCTGCTTCTTGGCTGTGGCCTTGCTAGTATTGGAATGTATTGGATATTAATAGAGGCACTACACCAACAAAAAGATAATAGGATGACCTACAAATCATATTGTGATTTCGTAGACTTTTATGGGAGCAAAGAGGGCAAAGGAACCAGCCATCTAGACGAAATAAAAGAAAATCTAATAAGCTCAGGACTAATTATTAAAGATGGTGAACACGTTTACTCTGGAAGGGTCATTAGTAACATGCAACAGAGGAAAGAAATATCACAAAAAAGGTCCGAGGCTGGCAAGAGGAGTGGTGAAATAAGAAAAAAATTAGCTAACATTACAGAGAAAGAAACAAAAGATGAACAAGTGTTGAACAAAAACGAACATATTAAAGGAAAGGAAAGGAAAGGAAAGGAAAAGAAAGTAAAGAATATATCTATTGCAGAATCAAATTCTGCTGTAGTAATCCCTAACCTTTTAAAAGATAAGAATAAACATATTACTATTATAGGACTATTCGCTAAAGCCAAGGGGATAGAGTTCGCCTCTAAAGAACAACAAGGTTCATTCATTAGAAGGAATCTAAGAGCAGCTAAAGACTTGGTGCCGTATACGCCCGACCAGCTAGTCAAGACAATGAAATACCTAAAGGATAACGCCGATTATAAATGGACCCTCGAATCCGTTGGTAAACACATCGACGAGGATGTTGACAAATTAGAGAATAATCAGCTTAGCGAGGAAGAACAAATAGAAAAGTTAATCAAAGAATAAAATATGACTTACGAACAATTTAAACAAAAATTCAACGTCTTCCCTCAAGATGATAGCAATTTCATCCACTGGAACAATACTACCCTAAAGAAATGGGAGTATGATTTTCTGGTTTCAGTAGGGGCTATCAATGAAGAATCAATCATCCAAGAATACCCAATGATGTCTATTTCAGATGGCAGAGGGTCAGACAAGCTCTATGACATGGATGGAGACCTTTCAGCAATCATGTTTAAGGTAGCAGAGATTAAGTCTAAGAAGCCCTCAGCACACCCTAGCGTACGCTATGTGCCACGGAACTATACTTTTTGGACTAGACTACGGAAAGAGCGTGACGCTGCCTATGTGAAGGAAAATACGGCCAAGAAAATATCAGAAGAATTATTAAGAGTCCGAGAGGAAATAGGTAAATAATATGAAGATACTCCAAGGAGACTGTCTTGAAGTAATGAAGACACTCCCAGACAACTCAATAGATACAATTATAACTGACCCACCCTATGGGCTTAGCTTTATGGGCAAGAAATGGGACTATGACGTTCCTAAAGTTGAAATATGGCAAGAATGTCTGAGAGTATTAAAACCAGGTGGCACAGCCCTTATATTTGCTGGTAGCAGAACACAACATAGAATGGCAGTTAATGTAGAAGACGCAGGTTTTGAATTGAAAGATACTATTATGTGGTTATATGGTAGTGGTTTTCCAAAAGCTACTGATATTAGTAAGCAGATTGATAAGATAGGTGGAAAAGCAACTGGATGGTTTGGTAAGTGGCTTAAAGATTGGAGGAAAAGAAATAATATAGCACAGAGAGAAGTGTCAAAATTATTTCCAAGTAAGACTGGTGGTTTAACTGGATGCGTGGCTAATTGGGAGTTGGGTTTAAATATGCCAACAGCAGAACAATTTACAAAAATAGTAGAATATTTTAAATTACCTTTTGATACATTAGTTAAGGCAGAAAGAGAAATAGTTGGGAAACAAAAAACCAATCTAACAGTAATGCAGAACATAGGAAGTGATAATATTAGTGGTGAAGTAGACATCACTAAAGCCAAAACCCCAGAAGCTAAACTATGGAACGGTTGGAAATCTCACGGACTGAAACCTGCCTATGAACCTATCTTAGTAGCAGTAAAACCTAACGAAGGAACTTATGCTAATAATGCTTTAAAGTGGGGAGTTAGTGGGTTGAATATAGAATCAGCAAGAATTAAACCACAGAACAAAAAAGATTTAAAAGAAATAAGAAGTGAAAGAACAAGCAAAACAAAAGGTAATGATTATACACTACACAAAGATTTGTCTGGTATGGATAGAAGTAATAGACAAGAAGTTACTGGTCGCTTTCCTGCTAATATAATATTAGATGAAGAAGCAGGTAAAATGTTAGATGAGCAGAGTGGGGAGAGTAAATCAGTAGCAATAACAGCAATTAAAGGAGGAAGCCCTTGCCATAAGGGTGGCTTCAAAACTGATACGATAGGAACTTGGCACGGAGACAAAGGAGGAGCTTCTCGTTTCTTCTATTGTGCTAAAGCCTCTAAGAGTGAAAGAAATGCTGGGTGTGAGGAGTTGTTTATGATAAAAGAAAAGGTTTCAGAAGATGATATTAAAGAAATAAAGACTATAATATGGGGAGAATAAAGACTGGTGAAACAATAAGCTGTACTAATTGTGGAAAAAAAACATACAAAAGTAATTGCCACATAATAAAGTATAAGAATCATTTTTGCTCACTAAAGTGTGCTAATATTTTTCAAGCAAGAAACAAAATTGATTTTATTTGTATAACCTGTGGAGCAAGGTTTAGGTGGAGTAAATCAAGAATTACACAGGCAAGTCCTAAATACTGTAGTATGAAGTGTAGAAACAATGATAAGGAACATATGATAAATTGTGGTATTCAGTCTACGTTGGTACAACAAGGTAAAAAAGGCTTAAACAAGCTAGAATTAAAAGGAAGAAAGATATTAGAAGATTTAGGGTTAAAGTTTAATGAGCAAGTGTTAATGTTTGATAAGTTCTTGGTTGACGTTTTGTTAAATGATAAAAAGGTTATTATTCAATGGGATGGTGAATATTGGCACAGTAAGCCAAAAAGAAAACAACTAGACCTAAGCCAAGACGCTTATATTGAGAAGTGTGGCTATAAAGTGTTAAGAATAACAGATGTTGAAATTAAAAATAATATTAAACAAGTGTATGAAAATATCGGGAGAGCAATACAATAAATTACCAGAGAGGTTAAGAGAACACTTTTATAAGGGTAATTTTCACTGTACCACAAAACCTCTCAAGCTAATGGAATATCT